CCAAGGTTTTCTAGAAATTGATTTTTGTCTGGGATGTCGGCCCCATTTTCATTTTTCGCCAGTTTTTGGCTCAACAGTTGCGTCACGCTTTCGGCAAATTTCGGGTTATTGCTGATGGCCTGCGCCAGCTTGTTCAGCGTATCTAAATCAGACGGCGCTTTGTCAACAACCGCATTCACCCGCTCATTCACCGCTTTAGGCGTCGCGGCGGTGGTCTCGTCCGCGCTGTGCGTGGCGCTGCTTAACTGCACTATCCCCTTGCGGTGAAGCGTCGCCTCCTCAATACCGTCCTGGGTCGCCAGTTTGCCCAGCCCCAGATGCGTACGGGCCTTTTCCTGTGCCCCTTTGCCCGCTGCGGCAATTTCCGCCAATGCCTGGGTTTTCAACAGCGCCTCCTGGCCGATAATGGCCCGGATAGCCAGCGTCAGCTGGTTTAACTTGCCCTTATCCGGGCGGATGCCGGCAGCGTCCAGCAAGGCCAGTTGTTCAGCTTGCTGGATATTGAACCAGTCCTCCCCCGGCCAGCTGATGCCCTTGTGCCCGTCACCCTCGGTAAACCATAACGGCGTAGTGCTCTGGGTTTCTTTGAGCGGCGGCATGGTGGCAATGCCGCTGTTGTTATCCAAAAAATACATTAGCCTGTCTCCTTTTTGTCAGCATACACATAGCGAAAGTCCTGATGCGCCGGCTTATAGCGGTTTAACAGGCATTCCAGTATTCCTGCATAATAAATACGCAGCGGTGTGGTGATCGGGTCAAGCACATGCATCGGGCGATAGTCCACGTGGGTCTCAATCGTCACCATCGTGACCCACTGATTGTCCGGCAAGGTGCTCAGGCTCACCGTAAAGCCATAAGAGCGCGCCAGTTCAATGTAAAACTGCCGGTTGAGGCTCGGTTTCATCCTCAGCTTGTTGGCCGCATAGCGCTGGCGCTCATCGATGCCGGCATCCTCACCGATATCACAGTCCGGCAGCCCTAAAAAACGCTCCCAGTCAGCCAGCAACAGTGTGGCGGTCAGCGGAAAGCGCTCGGCCAGCAATTGCCCGGCGCGTTCGGTGACGCGCGACGTACTGCGTGCCAGGCCGTCGGCCAGCGCCGCCAGCAGCGTATCCGGCGCTTTGTTCCAGGCCAGGCCGTCAGGCAGCAGTTGCAGCAGCGCGCGCTGGTGTGCCTTTAAAGCCATGTGATATCTCCCATCACCAGTAGCTCGGTTTTTCCGCTACTGACCGGCGTCAGTGGACTTTTCAGGGCGTAATCCTCCAGCCCGCCTATCCCGGACAGCACGCGCCAGAATGCCGAGGGCAACAGGGTTTCGCCCGGCTTGGCCGCCGTGTAAAACAGTTGCCTGAGCGCCTCGCGGATACGGGCCTGGTTATCCGGGGTATTGGGGGCGATATGCAGCGTGATATCGACCTTTTTTGCCCCCGGCGCAAACACCGTCACCGTCGGCCCCTCCGGTTGGCCGACCCACTCGCCGGTGGCTGGGTCCCGGTGGCGCGCGAGATAGTCGGTCACCCGCGCAATATCGGCCGGGCCGGGGAAGATATCCGGGTGATGGTCCATCACGAAGGTCACGCCCACCGTGCCCGCCCCGTTCCAGGTGGGCAGACACCAGCTGCGGGTGACGCCCGGGACCTCGCGCGCCCAGCGCTCGTAATCCCAGCGTGTGCCGCCGCCTGGGGGAAACTGTACCCGATACAGCAGGCGCGACAGCAATTCCTCCACGCGCTCGCGGTCAGCGCCGCCCCGGATCCCGGGCGCATCGGTCAGCGCCTGCGGGGCCACCCCGGCGACCGGGGTCACAAAACCGAGTGCCTGTCCCGCACCGCAATCCCCCGCCAGCCCCGGCTGGTCGGCCTCGACGTTGACCGTTAAGGTTCCCGCCTTGCCCTCGGCGGCGTCTGTCAGGCGGTAAAGCGCGCCGTCGGCCCGTTGCAAACGCGCCCCAACCGGCACACTGGCGGCATCATACAGCGACAGCCTGACCGGGCCGCTGGCCCGGGCGGCCTGCTTGCGCACCACACCCCAGAAAGCACAGTGTTTGAGCAGCTCGCTCTCGTCAGCGTCGCCCGGAATGATTTGCCGGGCTATCCAGCCCAGGTGCTCATGCTCCAGCGCCGACAGCCCGGCCTGCGCCATCGCCATGGCCCCCAGCAGACTGTCCTGGGCCGGCAGCGCGCCCGGCAGGCGTTGCGCCACATCCTGCTGCGTCTGGCTGATAAGCTCGCCGAGCGTGGGTATCTGATACGGCATTTACATCCCCTCCAAACGGGCTTTAAAGGTAAACGGGCGCGCACTGCCGTCCTTGAGCGTCAGGCGCACGGTCAGCCGCAGCCAGCCCGGCAGCGGCGCACTCGCCTGGCAATGCAACTGGCTGATCATTCCGGCGTCCAGCAGGCCACGCAGCGCCTCATCGGCGTAGGCTTCTGCCCGCGCCAATACCGCAGGCAGCGCCTTTTCCCGTGACAGCAGCCACAGCCGCGAGCCAACCGGGCGGTCGCGATAACTGTCCGCCCACCATCCGCGCCGGTCATGGCCGCCATCCGGCAAACGGTCGGAGACCTCAGCGCGCCGGTCGGTAAACAGGCACAGCAGCACCGTGGTCGTCAGGCTGTCGTCGGCGAGTAAATCCGCGCCGGCCTGTACCAGCACCCCCTCGCCATTCATCCAGCGCAGCGCCGCGTCACTCATTGCGGCCCCCCGGTCAGACTGCCCTGGCCATTTTCCTGATGGCGGTGAGTACTGTGTTTGACGCCACCGATAACGGCTTCCGGTGCGGCAAAGGTGCCCTGGGACTCCGCGTCCCCGGCAATCGTCATGTTCTGTTTCACCGTCAGGTTTTTCTCAATCACCACATCATCAGTAAAACGCGCGGTCGGGGTGTTAAACACCGCCTCCTGCTCGGCGACCACTTCCAGTGTTTTACAGGTGATGATGCAGCGGCCGTCCCGGGTCAGACGCAGGCGATGCCCCTCATAGTGATACAGGCCGCTATCCCCGGCGGGCAGCCCGGTGGGCCGATAACGCCGGTCTTCTACCACTAGCACGGTCGCCTGGTCACGACTGCCGCCCAGGCAGGCAAACACCACCTCGGCCCCCGGCAACGGCACGCTGATATGCCCGTATTGCTGCGGGCGCTCGACCTCATCGAAGGTTTCGCCGTCCAGCGCCGTCAACTGGACGTTTTGCGCTTTCAGGCCGTCATTCACCCCGGTCAGGATACCCCGCCCGAACAACAGGCGGATCCCGCGCATCACCGGGGCAAGCAGGCGTTGCAGTGCGATATTACTCATCGAGTTTATTCCCCTGGTTAAGCCAGGCCCGCACCAGACCATCGACGCCGCCGTCAGTACCGCCCGCCTGACGCTCCGCCTCCGCCGGCACAATAAACGCCTCGCGCGGGGCCAGTGTTAACGTTGTGCGTTCCCCGTTGTCCGCATCGAGATCAAACTGCACCTGGCTAATTAAAAGGTCACGACTGACCATCGACAGACGCGGCGCAATGACGCGGGTCAGCCGGTTGGTCTGCCACAGTTCGCCGCTTTCGCGCCGCCAGCCCGTGACCACGGCGGTAAAGCGCTCTGACTGAGCCAGTGCCCGGCGGCTTTCCCGCAGCGCGCGCGCCCGTGCGGTGGCGGGGGTCAGTGTGCTGTCAGCCAGAATGACTTTGGGGCGGTAACGAGCAATCGCGGGATCGTCGCTTTCTCCCCTGGGGGCAGCGCGCAGCGCGTTGGTGTTGGCGTCGCCCGCGTGCCCACCGCCGCCGCCGTGGCCTTTAACCCGATACTGACTGTGGCGGTCGCGCCAGTCCTCGGTGTACTCGGCGGACAACAGATTTTCACCCAGACGCAGGGTGTCAGTGGGGGTGTTCGTCGCCTGGGTAAACACCAGATCGCCGTCGGCATCACTGGTCACCAAAACGCCCCGGTGACGCGCCGCCCGGCTCAGCACATCCGCCACGCTTTCCGACAGTTCAAGGGTAAAGGAGGTAAAGGGTTTGGCGGCCTCGGGGTCAGACACCGCCCAGCGCACCGCGATGCCAAAAGGTTTGCACAGGTCTTGCGCAATCTGTTGCAGGGTGCGTTGACGCCATTGACCGCCCGGGTAGACTGCCGAACAGTCCACCAGATCGCCGGTTTTATCCCGGCCCTTTATCGTGACCTGTGCCGAGTCGGCCCCCATCTTGTGCGATACGCTGTCGAGGTAGCCGGTGATGACCGGTTGCCCGTCAAGGGTCAGCGCGAGCGTTCCGCCGGCGCGCAGGCTGTCGGGCAACGCCTGGCCGGGCATCATGATCCCGAGGGTAAAATCCCCGGCCAGACGCGCCAGCCCCCGGGTAATACTGACCGACAGCCAGTGGGTGAAAATCCGGTTGTCGATGCGCAACGCCACCTCAGCCACCGGGCACCTCCACGCGCTCGCCCCCCGGCACAAACAGCGGATGACGCAGCCGGTTGCGACGAATAAAGCGCGCCGTGTCACGCGCATCGCCGCTGATGCGGTACAGGGTCACCAGCGCCGGCTCGGTGGTTGTCACCGCGGCCTGGATCAGGCCGGGTAACGCCACGCCGCGGTGGGATAAATCCGCCACAAAGGCGCGGCTTAACGCCCGCACCTGCAAGGCCAGGCTCTGATAGCCCAGCGCCGAGGTGGTCAGGGCACACGCATCCAGGCGGCGCGCGACCTGCTGGCTGACGCGCACCACATCCGGTGTACTTTCCAGCCAGACGCTGCCGCTGTCACTGAGCGGGCGCGGGGCGGGCGAGGCCGCACGTGGCAACACCTGTGCCGGTGCGTTTTGGCTGACCGCCGCCAGACTGGCCGTGAGCAGGGACGACAACATCTGCACCTGCACCACCGCCACCGCCAGGCGTAGCGTATTTTGCAGCAACTGCACCGTGGCGCGGGTGGCCGGTTGCAGCCCCTGCATATCGCGCTGGCGGTCCTGACGGACCAGCGCGCTGTCCAGCCGGTCGGCCAGCTGGACTATCTGGTGCTGGAGTGCGCCGGGCTGCGGGGAGACCGGCGCGCGCGCCCGGTTTTTTATCTGCTCCGGCTGGGGGTAAGCCGGCAGGCGCTGTATGCCCTGAAAAATCCCCTTGAAGGCCAGCGCCAGGCGGTCGGGGGTGGTGATAAGCCCCTGAATATTGCCGCGCAGGGCCGTGAACGAGGCGATAAAGCTCTGCATATCGGCCAGCAGCCCCAGACCATTGAGGGCGCTTTCCAGCGTGTTGGCTTTCTCGTTGACGCACGCCATCAACACCTGCGCGTCATGCAGCGAGGTCTGCCAGCCGTCAGCCAGGGTGGAAAAGAGTGAGGCCAGCGTGCCGTCGCCCTGGCGATTGACCACCCCGGCGGTATCCTGCGCAACCGTAGGGGCGGTTTCATCGGCCACCGGAACCATCGTGACGGTAAACTCCACCAGACGCTGGTTATCGACGCTGTAGCGGCTTTCAAAGTTATCAACCAGCACCGACAGCGTACCCCAGTCCGGGTGCAACAGCTCGCCCGGTCCCGGCGCATTCAGCGCCTGCGTCAGCCGTACCCGTTGCGTCTGCGCATCATCGCCTGTCAGTGACAGGGTGAAGGTGTGCTCAGGCAGTTTTTTCCCTAAATCGTCCGCCCCGCCGTGTTCACGCAGCGGATATTCCCGCCGCACCACCCGGCGACCGCCGCGACTGCGTTGCTCTTTGTAAACCCAGAAAGGCACGCCGCGAAAGCGGCCCTGACCGGTACTTTTCATCTGCGCACCTCAATAAATACGGTAGTTGTCGCCGTTATACACATCCAGATTTAACCCAAAGGCGTTACTGTCGGTGACGGCGCTGTTTTGCAGCACCAGTCCCGGGGCCAGCGCAATACGCATGTCCGCCTGGGCTTTCACTGGCGGCTGCACCGTCTGTTGCTCGTCCTTCCTGTCCCAGCGGGCGTAGATATCGCCCAGCCAGCCGCCGAGTTTTTCGCCGAGTACGCTGCCCAGCATCGAGCCGGCCACTGCGCCAATCGGGCCGCCGATGGCGCCGACGAGTCCGCCCGCCGTCGCACCGGTAGCCGAACCTAGCGCACCGCCTTTATCTTCGGCCGTCGCGTCTTTGTCGAGCAACGTAGGGGCAACCGACAATGCCGAGAGTAACGGGCCGCCGAGCCGACTGCCGAACCGCAGGGCACCGCGACCGAGTGCGCCGGCCTTGTTACCCAGCCAGCCGGTCGCGCCCGACAGTTTCTGCATTGCGCCGCCGAACAGGCCACTGGCCCGCTCGCCCACCTGACTCAACCAGCCGCCGGCGCGGCGGCCAATGGAGGCCATAAACTGGCCAGCGCGGGCCACACCAGGCACTCTGCCGAGCAGGGTGCCTGCACGGTTGACCATGCCGCCAAAGAAGCCTGAGACGGCGGAGGCCGCCCGCCCCAGGCGGGAGCGCGGCACCGGGGCCGCTGGACGTCCGGGACGCACGCGGGCGCCTTTACGGCGGGTGCGACCGTTGCCATCGACATAAGTCTCACTGCCACCCCCGACGCCGCCCGCCGGCCAGTTGGTGACAAACACGCTCACCGGCGCGCCCATGCCGCCGCCCATCGCAAACGGTGCGGGACCAGGCAAAGCCGCCGGGGCATTTTTGCCGCGCCCCCGCCACCACCGATAAGCCCGCCACGGGTAACGCACCGGTGCACTGGCCAGCCCCCAGGCGGGACGTGCTATCGCCATGCCGACACGGGCCAGTTTCGAGGCGACATAAATCGCCAGAATGGCCTTGGCCGTATTGGCGGCGTATTTGCCGATGTTGTCGATAGTCTCGCCGTAGCCGGCTTTGCGAAGCGCCATCAGCTCGGCGTTGACCCGGTTAAGGCCATTTTTAAACAGCGTGACGCCACGGCGGGCACTGTCGAATACCCCGTTAAAACGACTGGCTAGCCTGTCGGCCCATTGGTCCTGCAAACCGCTTTCCTGCGCCTCGCCGGCAAAATCCAGAAAGTCTTTTAACTCGGTTTTAAGCCGTTTAAATGGCCCTTGATTCATCACCTTGACGGCGAACTGCTGCCAGACATCGCCCAGTTGGGAAGTGAGTCCCGTCCAGGAGTTCATGGCGTCTTTCTGCGCCCCTTTGGCCTGCTCGCGCAGCGTCTGGAACAACAATTCAATGGATTTTGGTCCAAGTAACCCTTTTTCACCCTGTGTGGTCAGTTCGTTACGGCTTTTGCCGAGCTTTTCCGCCAGTACGCTATAGACATCAATGCCGTAGCCGGTGAGCAGGCTCGCATCCTGAGCCTGGATGCTCTTGCGCGAATACATCTGTTTAAGCTGAAGGGAAGCGCCCTGGGCTTCCGGCAGCGTCCAGCCGTGCCGTGCACCCTGGTCTTCCAGCATCGTAATAAAGTGGCGCGCCTCTTCACGACTCATGCCAAACCCCCGACTGGAGGTGTATTCCTGCACCACCCCTTGCAATCCCCAGGTGGTGTCCTTGGCATTCTGTATCGCCCATTTCAGGTCGGCGTCGGTCTGGGCTTTATCGTGATGGTTCAGTGAGTTCAGGCGAATGGTGTAGTTTTCCATCGCCGCCGCCGGGTCGATAAAGGCTTTTTTCAGGCCATACAGCGCCGCACCCCCGGCCAGCAGCCCGTAAAGGCGTGCTACGCCGCCATAGGCCGCCTTGGCGCGCGTCTCCAGATGGTCAAAACCGGATGACACCGACGTCAGCCCCAGGCGCAGACCGCTAAAGGTGCGCTGGCCCTGATGGCCTAGCCGGTCAAGCTGACTCCCCAGGCTATTCGCCCGAAGACCGAGACCGTGCAGGGAGGCACCGCCTTGCCGCCCCATGCCGACCAGACTTTGCCCGAACAGCCGCGCCTGCCGGGGCAGGTTGCCCAGCAGGTCAACAATCACTGACGCTTTTATCTGCTTTCCGGCCATCGTTTACTCACGCTGTAATAAGTGGGTGGCTTGCTGGCAGTGCCGGTAGAGCCGGATTAACGGCAGGGAAAGCGCCCAGTCCATGCCCGACCTGGTGGATGTGGCGAGCATCAGCGCCGCTTCCTCAATTTTTTCCCGACACTGCATCCAGTCGCCCCGAATCAGCCGCCAGCTGGCCGGCCAGCGCGCTGCCGCCCAGACGCTGGGCGATGATAAGGCGTTCAATATCGCGCGCCGACAGGCTTTTCAGTTGCAGCAGCGACAACGGGCCGTTGAGGTTGCCCAGCCGGGCAACCTGCCTGCGCAGCAGCTCAAACTCCACCATCGCCGGCGAACGCACCAACTCCGAGCCGTTCGCGGTTTGCACCACCCGCTCTGCGGCCAGCTCGGCATCAATAATGTCCTTGCCGGTTAATGGCCGCAGGGTAACGTCCGTATGGCGCTGTTCGTCGTCACCGCTGCCGGTAACCAGGCCGTCAACCAGGGTCAATTGCCCGCGCGCCAGTTCGTCGGCGACGCTGGCGATATCCGGCGACACCCCTTCAACCTCGTGGGCTGCCGCCGCCAGGGTTTCCATGCTGTGGGTCATGCTCGCTCCTTACGCCACACGCTGGCTGCGAATGGCGGTAAATTTGGCGGAGATTTCTCCCGCATCCGTCAGGGACTCTTCCCCGTTGCTCCAGGCGTTGGTCATCATATGCGTTTCGCCGGAATCGGCTTCAAACTCCAGCGTGACATCGTGCCAGCCGTTGATGACGTCCACGCTCAGATCACCCCGTGCCGGAAATTTGCATTCCAGCGTGGCGGCACGGGGCGTTGACTTATAGCCATAAACCCGTGCACCGGTCACTTCCTCGCGTTTTTCCCCGGACGGGGTAAAGGTGGCCCCTGTCATCGTCGGGTATTCCTGCCCGTTAACCCGGACAATGGCCTTGCCCTGGTATTGGTATTTGCCAAATGCCATCGTGCCCCCTTACAAAATAAACTGGATCTGCTCTGCGAAAATGCGCAACTGGTTGACCACATCCGGCTTGCACAGCACGTCTACGCGGTTGCGGTCGTTTTTGTTGCGCTCGACCTTCAGGCTGTCGCGGAAGCTCTCGAAGTTCTCAATCAGCCCCGCCTCCAGCCACTCTATCGCCAGCGCCAGCAACTGGGTGCGAATAATGGCCGGGGTCACCATCGCCTGCCCCGGTGCCACCGGCGTACCGTCATCGGCCAGCTTATGGCGCGGAAAGCGCTGGGTGATGCGTACCCGGGTGGAATAGCGCAGATAAGACAGCGTCGCCACGGTATTGACATCGAGGTAAGACGGATCTGGATCGCCATAGGCGTTGGTACGATAGGTGGTTATTTGCCGCTCAATCTGTACCCCATCGTCGGCCCCCACTTTCACGGTGGCGATGCCGTCATACAACAGCTGGTTACGCTCATTGGGGCGCAGCCGGTCCGACAATGCCGGAGCCAGCCGCCGGGGCAGACGCAGGCTTTGCAGCGGACGCGCCGGATCGAGACTCAAGTGTTTTGCGCCAATGGCGCACAGGGTGGCCGCCCACAGATAGGCCGGCTCGGGGGCGCGCTGAATGCCGCTACAGGTCAGCAGAAAGTCATTGCGCGTCTTACCGAACTGGGTGATTTCCCCCAGACTGCCGGTATGGGCCGCCCAGGCGATGCCATCGGACATTTTGGTCGGTCCCCAGCGGTCGCGCAGCGCCTCGCTCAGTAATGTCAGGTTGGCGGTATCGAGCCAGGGCATGACGATATGGTGATACTGGGTATCCCCCAGCGCGGCAATACTGTTGGCCAGATCAGGGTTCGTCGCCCTTGCCGCGGGCGCGGCAAGGGTCACCGCCAGCCCGGGCGGCGTTATCTCGCCATCGTAATAATTCAGGCGGATATCCTGCGCCGAGTATTCAGAAATAAACCGCGCCGTCAGGGTCACCACCGTTTGATCAGCAATGACATTCTCACCCCCCGGCGCGGCAGACACGGCGGTCACCGGCAGCGACGGCAGGGCATTAATCGCCTGGGCCAGCGCATCGCCGACCGCCTTGCCCTGCTGGCCTTTCTCGACGGTGACGCGCACCCGCACACCGCCGAGATAGACATTCAGTACCCCGGCCTGTTGGGCCTGGCCCGATAACGTCAGGCTGCCGGCATCGGCCTTGCCCGCACCGTTACCCTGCGCCATCACGGTTAACACCGCATCCGGGTTATCGGTTAAAAATTCCCTCACCATCGCCGCCAGCATGGATCCCTGGCCCCAGAGTGTCGCGGCATGATCGGCGCGGGTGATGCGTACCGGCGTGTCTATTGCGCCGCTGCCGTCTACCTTGCCGTCCTTGATGGCGGCCTGACCCAACATCAGCACCTGGGTCAGCGTGGTCGGGGTGCCGGTGACGGCCTGCGAATTATCAATCTCAATATGCGTCAGCGGTATGCGAACCCCGGCGCTGATTTCATTAAAGCTTATGGTCATGAAGGCGACTCCTGTTTACTCAAGGCGGCAGGGGCTGACTTTTGCCGGGTGGCCGCCGGTTTGGACGGGGGCGGGATTTCCAGCACATCCTTGAAACGCAGCAGGCGCGTCAGCCAGAAAGCATTGCGCGGCACCCAGGCCCCCGTATCCGGTAACATCTGCATGGAATTCGGTTCGCGCACCGCACGCTCCGGGGCCGGCACCACAAAAATCATCGGTAAGTTATACGGGTTAGGAAATCGCATCAAAGCGTTATCGGTGTCATTCATCGTCAGCGTGTCCCCTGCGCAGGGTGATAGGGGCGGCGAACGGCAGACTGCCGTCCGCCTGGGTAAAGGTCTGATAATGGCGCAGGTACTCATCCACGCCATCGTCCTGCATCAACGCTGGCACCGGCTCCTCACAGGTAAAGTAGATGCCATACAGCACCACGCCGCAATTCCCCTGTTCCTCGGTGTACAGGTTGCGCCCCTCTTCAAAGCGCATCGGCCCGGCGTTTGCCGGACAAAAACCCGATAAGCCCGCCATCAGGCGCGCCACTATCTGGTAGAGGCCGGGTCGGTCTCCCTCGGCACCGTTGATAACATCGGCCACCACGTAAAAAACAAAGCGACTGTCAATCACACCTTTGACCTGACCGGCCTGCGCCCCCAGCCACACCAGATACATCGAGGGCGGCGTCAGCAGCACATCACGCAGCCCTTCCTTGCTCCAGTCGCCGGGATGGGTGGCGATATTACGCAACGTGTTGCCAAACAGCGCCCGCAGTCGGGTCAGCAAGGCGTTTTCGGTGGAGACAATCATCAGATAAACCCTTTCTGCTTGCGCCCGAACACCGACGCATCGGCCTGCATCTGCGGCAGGTCGGCACTGTCGGGAGCCTGGCTATCGCTATCCACCCCGAGCGGCAGCTCCCCCTTTTTCACCGCCTCCAGCCAGCGCAGCGCATCCTGGTAACGCTGGCGGGTTTGCTCAGTGGCCCGCTCGTCATTCAGGTAGTAAAACGCAAGGGTGCAGGCATGCTGTTTCAGCACTGACGGCACCACCGAGAGCGGCAGGGCGTAACGGGCCGCGATAAAGCTGTCCATCAGGGCGCTGGCATCGCTGAGCGCCTGACTCACCTTCTGCCGGGCGGCTGCCTCATCGCTGCGCCAGTCGACCAGCCTTTCTAGCAACGGGGCGCTATAGCGGGCGCGTAAATCCTGCTCGCTGGCATACATGCGTTAACTCTCCTTTCAGGGGCGTTTAAAGCGGATTTAAGCGCGCGTTTACAACAGGTCTGCGACCAGCAGCGTCAGCTTGCCTTTCATTTCGTTAGAGACCGTGGCGCTGCCCTCGGCCAGTAATTCCCGCTCCAGTAACTGGGTGGCGGTTTTTTCCAGCTCCACCGGCACCACCAGATGGGTCGGACGAATACCCAGCTTGCGACCGCCATCGGCACTAAAGCCGCGCATGGCGCTCCAACCTTTCCAGAGGT